GTTACCAACAGCTAAGAAAACTCATTATAAACAAATAGCAGCCACAATTAAAACTCTTGTAAGAGAAATTAGATACCAAAAAGATTTAATAAGTGGTTATGTGTACCATAAAGAACATAAACACGCTGCTGCACTATTTGAAGTAGATCCGTCCGAAATTGAACAATTAGATATTGAAGATATTTCATCATTCTTTGGTAATTTAGACGAAGATTAATGTTGTTCTAATGTACACTATGATATAATATAGTATATAAAGGATAACATTATGAAAATTTTAACTTATACTATACCGGAAGAATTACAAACAAACCCATTCATTATTAGTCTTTCTGAACAAGAAACATTAAGTAATAATCAGGTAGTTGCTTTAAAAAGTATGTTGAACATTGAAATTGATGTAATTCCTTACTCTACTAAAAGTGTTAAAAAATATTGTCAATATTTTTATAGACCAGATTATCACGGAGATATGTTACAAGACCACTCATATGCTTATGATGTACCGGATAATAGAGTAGACTCAGAAATTCAAGATGACCACGCAGCACAATATGGTGCAGAAGCTTATGTAAATGAATTTAGATATGTAGATGATGTAGAACTTCCAGCAAATGTGGAAAATGTAAGTCAATATATGATTATGTTTTTTGAAGATTATGATTTTCTTGTTAAAAAAATAGCTAGAAATAGATTTAGAACAGTAAAAGCTAGAAATAACGCAGTTAATGCTTTAAACTCTTTAACTTCAGCTACACCAAATGAAAATACTATAAGTAAAGCAATATATACACCTAAATACTAGGTGTATATTCTATCCAAACTCACTAACTTCATAATCCACATCAAAATTTCTAAAATCTAACTCATCATCAAACCCCTCAAATGTTACATCACCAGTAATTATTACTTCATCAGTTCCATCATCAAACCCACCTATTGTTATTAACTCTGCTACATTAATAGGGTCTTGGTCCTTCAAATCTGACTTAATTGTTTCTGTAATTGTTTTCATATCACTAAAATTTTTAACATCATTAAATAATGTAAACGCTAATGCTAAACTCATAACACAATCATCTTTAGTACCAACATCTGCTTGGTATTTTCCATCAATTAAAATAAAAGAATATAATTGTTGAATTGTATCATAATCATTTATTTCCAAATGACCAGTATCAAAAAATGTCTTTAATGTTTTAAGTATTTGGTTTCTACTTGACTCTGTTGTTCTTGTACCTGAATATTTCTTTCTAGCCTTAACAACATTTTTAGTGTTTTTATTAATATCATAATGTATATTATCATATTCGTAAGTATTAACCATTTGATCAGTAACACTTTGTCCAGCACCCTCGTTGTTCTCAATAATTAAATACGGTCTATTATATAAATTACACCAGTCATCTAAATATGCTGGCATAAGTAAATAATCAATATCTAAATTAGCAGTTGCTGCTTGTTTAAATTGTAGACCTGTAATATCTATAAAGTTTACTACAAACCCATCTATACCGTCTTTAGCAGGGTCCACTGAACATATATATTGGTTACCCGGTATATATTCGTGATAAATTTTTAATAATCCATCAACTACATCTACAGGATCTTCAGGTACTAATGCTTTAAGTTTATCTGCATTGATAAGTGTATAACTAGAACCCACAAATTCATTACCATATGCTTGTTGAAAAAATACTTCACCTTTACTTGCAATTACTTCTTCTCTGAACTTTTCTGGTGATTTTGGACTACCATCTTGGTTCCATCTTGGAACTTTACGCCAGTCAGTGTTAAATGCTATTGTACCATTGCTTCCAATTTGTCTTTTATTATATGTAACATCATACATATTATTTCCAATATCCACAATACTTTTTATTTCTTGAGAGTTATAAATTTCTGTATTATTATAATGGTTTTCTATTGTATCAGAATATATAATATCATCTTTATTCATAGCTTCAGTTACTTCAATAATTCCTTCTTTTCTAGCACCTTTGTACATTGTGTGAAAGTCATTCATACCATTTGCTGTACTAATAAATATATTTTTTTTCTTCGCTAGTGATGATTGTGATGGTAACATTGAGTCTAAATATGCATTAAATTTTGTAGTGTTATTATCTGTACCTACAATATAAGCGGCCTCATCTGTTACTGAGTAAGATATTGTGTGACCCCTGAATGCATTACTTGATGCTGTATCTGACATTAATCTTACACCATTTTCAAGTGATATTGATTTAACATTCCACACTTTGATACCTGGTGTTAGCCATATAGGAAGTTCCATAAAAATATCTTTAATTTTTGTTAGGAATTCTGAAGCCATTGATAATGATTGAGCAGCAATTCCGATATTAATATCTTTTTCAAATAGTGCTAACCAACATAAGTATATACCAACAGTAACTGATTTGCCTGATTGACGAGGTAATAAACCTACAATACTTTCGTTTTCATCTTGTATAATACAATCTAAAAATTCTAATTGGTAATATCTTAAATCGGGATAATCAATACCTTTTGGTGTTTTGATTTTTACATAATTTTTCATAAAATAATAAATATCTTCATTACATTTTTTAATTTCTTCTTTATGTATTGGAGATATTGGCATTTTTCTATTAATATTTTTAAGTGTAGGTATTTTTTGATATGATATTTCGTTACCAAATGAGTCCAGATAATAACCTTCATCATTTTGTGGTAAATCTAATATTTCAAAGGCTACTTTTTTGCCTTCTTTTGTGGTTCTTAATGATTCTAACAATTCTGTTGTAATAAGTTCTTTATTTGCTTTTAAGTGAGCAACAGTTGTTTTATCAAATATTTCACGAACTGACATTAATGTCCTTTTAAGTTATTTATATTTCGTTAAAATTTTTATACAATATTAAGTAAAATGTTGATATAATATAAGATAACAACATAACAACATAAAGGATATATATATGGCAAATAACGAAGAAAACAAAATTATTAAGTTAATCAATGGGGATCTACTTATTGGAAAAGCAGGTCAGGGAGATAACGAAGCAGTAGTTGTGGAAAACCCTTACACCGTAAAGAATTTAGGAGAAGGACCTTGTGTACTTCCATATGAATTAGACTTATTAATGGAACCTATGAAATTTATTTCATTCCAAGCATTCAATATATTGTGGATTAAAAACCTGAGTGATTTTCCTCAAGTAAATGACCAATATATTTCAGCAACAACAGGTATAGATATATAACTAAATACATAATATAGTCATTTGAGTATTTTTATACTCAAGACTAAATGAGCAATTGCTTAAAAATGATAGTTTAAACTATTGTTACCTGTTTTATAAACATATTAGAATTATTATTATGTACATCAAGTATCATACATTTTAATTCTAATGTTTCTGTACTATGCCCTATTACAATTACTTCATCACCATTTCCTACAATTTCAGCATTTCCTGTAACACTCCAAATAAACTGTAACTCATCGTACTTATTATCGTGGTCTATAAATTTACATACCGCTTGAATTTCTTCATCTACACTTCCATCAGCACACTCAATATCTGTAATTTGTGGTGGTATTTGTCCAAACTCGCCATCAACTGTAACCAAATCAAATTCTTTAGGATCCGGTTGTAATATTGTATTTGTAACATCATATTCATATAATTTCGCTCTATTATAATCGTTTGCTGTACTATGGTGCCAGAAGTTCATATACATATCAACATTTTTAATTTTTGCCATTTCTTCAATTGGTGAGTAAAAGTTACCTTTTAACATAAAACCAACAGCCACTTGAATCACATTAGCACTTAACTCTTCATATTCTAAACCTTCAATACCTACATCAAGTAATTGTAATGGAACTGATGTTGGTGTAACCTGATTTGGTATTTCGTTAATAAGTAATGTATATGTAGGATTAAATCTTGATGTAATTTGTTCAATAATCATCGATGCTTCATTCATACCTCTACACATAATGGTCATATCAAATGAGAAGTCATAAGCTACGGCATTAAACATAAATTCCCCGAAATCAGTTGTAGCAATTTTATTAAATTTGTTTGATTGTCTTTCGTTATTTTTAACTATTGATGTTAAGGCTATTGATGTTCTCGGTAATACATTATGGTTACCACTTAAAAGATTTTGTTCATCAGTTTCATCTAATAAATTAATTTTCTCTCTTGTACTATATTTAATTGGTATATTTTTGTATTTGTATTCTGGTGTACCATTATCATTTTCAACAGCGTACTCTACTTTCAAGCCATTAAAAGTTTCAAGCATACCTAATGTATATTTTCTGATAGTATTATGAATTAACATCAATGTTCCTTTTTAGAGTATTTATAAATAATTAAAACAGGACTTTAAAAATGAAATTTACAGAATTATTTGAAAAAAATTACGATAGTGAGGATTTATCAAGTATATTAGCTCAATTTGATGATTTAGATGATAAAGATTGGGATAACAATTTTGAAATTAAATCAAGAAAGAGAAAACAAAATG